ACTTAAAGCTTTACTTAAAGAAGTTAGGTTAGAAAACAAAGCTAAGAAATTAGCTAAAGTTGCGAAAGAGAAAGAAGTAGATGCAATTCTTGAAAAATATACTGAAAAGTTAGCCACTAAAATGGCCGAGAAAATGGCATCTGCTGTCAAAGCAGTCAATTCAGACAAACCCGCACAGGGTGATGACCTGAATAAAAAGGGGTTCACTAAAGAACAAAAAGTTAGTGAATTCATGAAGGCTGTTGTCTTTGGGAATAAGAAAGTTGCTAAAGCCCTATCTGGTGGCGTTGACGCTAACGGTGGGTATTTAGTACCTGATGAATTCCGAAGCGACATTGTGGATTGGGCGCAAGACAAACCAGTCATAAGAAATTATGCTACTGTCTGGCCTATGAAGGAAAAGACCCTTGAATTGCCCGCTTTGGCGGCTGATGTGCAGGTCTATTGGGGTTCTGAAAACACCTCAATTTCTACTACGTCTATGGACTTTGGTAATGTCATTCTCTCCGTCAATAAGCTTAATGCGCTTATTTACCTATCTACAGAATTATTTGAAGATAGTGAGATTGGTATTGCTAACTACATTACTGGTAGGTTTGCACAAGCTATCTACCGAGAGGAAGATAGGAAATTCATCAAGGGAACTGGTACTGGACAACCTAAAGGAATTTCAGCTTATACCTTAGCTAATGTTGACAAACTTAGTTTAGGTGGTGCTGATGACCTTATTTCTTGTTTCTGGAAATTGCCACAGGGACACAGAGAGAATTCCGTCTTTATGATGGATAGTGTGAGCCTTGAAAAAGTCTCAACTCTCAAAGATACTACTGGAAGATATTTGTTAGTTAACCCTAACACTGGTGGTATTCCGACCCTCATGGGAAGACCTGTACTAGAACAAAACGACTGCGGTAAGGATGTTTTCTTCGGAGACCCCCGTTTTTATTACATTGGTGATAGGCGCAAGCTGACTGTAAAGTCAACTGATGTAGGTGCGGGGACTTTTGAAAAAGATCAAGTTGCTATTAAAGTCACTGAAAGAGTTGACGGCAAATTGGCACTTACAAGAGCTTTCCGAAAGATAGCTAACTTCCGTTAAGGATTGTTACTTCTTGAACTAGGGGATTTGGGTTTAATCCCCTAGTGGATAGAGGTTACAAATATGACAAAGATTAAACTACTTAAAACAAACCAATATGGAAAGGCTGGTGAAATCATAGAAGTAACTGGCAACATTGGTCATGGAATAATTGACAGAGGTGAAGGGATATTGAATACTGAAGGTGTTAATAAAATTCAATCTAATAAACAGTTTTATTCAGATAAAATGATGAGGTCTAAATAATGGCATTAAAAGCAAACGCACTTACTACTGTTGCTAGACTGAAGAACTTTTTGGGGATTACTGCTAATACCTATGACACTATTTTGGAAATTATCATTAATGCTATTTCAGATACATTAGTAAATGACTGCAATAGGGTATTTCTTAAAACGGCATACACAAAGGAATTATTAAACGGTAGTGGTAACAATCAGATAACCATACCTAATTTTCCTATTGATAGTTCTGCAACCTTCAAGCTATATAGCAGAAGTGGTAGTTTTGGTGAAGCTTCATGGAATGAAATAAATGGTAGTGATTATAGAATTGATTATGATAACGGCATTATTACTGCATCTTTTGATTTTACTTTAGGTACTGGTAATTATGCCGTTGATTTTACTGGTGGTTATGACTTTGACCAGAGTAGTAAAACATTGGAAAGCATTGGGTTATCTGATTTGGAATTAGCAGTATGGAAGTTATGTGGTGATGTATTTAATGAAAGAAAGGGCGGTGGTGATATTCAAACGGTGAGACTATATAACTACAGCGTAACTTACATGAAAAATAGTAAGAGTGATAAAGATGCTGTTGTACAGTCTATACTAGACAATTACACAGTTCCTTCATTCTAACTATGAGCATAATGCACTTTTTCTTTGACCACACAGCCATAATTAGAAGAATGAAACCTATTGCGGGTACAGACAAATATAAAATGTCTTCTACCGCTACTGTTGAAGTTAATCTTCAGCAATTAGACATGGAAGCAGTAAGCAAGATTGAAGGTGTAGTTGGGAATGAATATGTTTTATTTTGTGATTTAAGTACAAACATTAAAATAGGTGATAGGGTGACGGATAAAGACACTAATGATGAGTTTGTAGTAAAGCAAATAATTGATGCAGATATGATGGGAATTGAAAGCTTTAAGCAGGTTTATCTAACTAAATACAATGGAAATTAAAGTACAAATAAAGCCAGATGTTGACAAATTAGTTAAGAAGTTTGAAGGATTTGAACAGATTTTATTCACCAAACTTAGGGAAGCAATATGGGGTTATGCCCTTTTAGTTGAGCGTGGTGCTAAGATGTTTGCACCTGTTGATAGTGGGCGCATGCGTTCTAGCATTGGTATCACTATGAAGATAGCAGATAGAGGGCTTAGTGCAACCGTTGCACCAAATGTAAGTTATGCTTTCTATGTTCATGAAGGTACAAGGTATATGAAGGGTAGGCCGTTTATGGAATGGGGGCTTAATGCTTATAAGAGAGAGGGTGAGCAGTTGATAAATAACAAGATTAGTGATGCAATTAATCAACTAGGAGTATCAAGATGAGCATGCAAGTATTAAACAATCAATTAAAAGCAAAGCTTCAGGCTATTACAGGTATTGAATATGTCTATGATTTTGCATGGATTGATTTTGATGGCTTTCCTGCTGCAACTATTACCCCTTCAGGCTTTGAAAGTGATTATGAGACTACAACCGAAAATAAAAGAAAGTATGTATTCACAATTAGATTGTTTTATAAAACTTCAATCATTGAAAAACCAACTAACAGACAAAAAGTAGAAGAAGGATTTAGAGTAATGCGTGAATTAATAGATACTGTTGTTGATGGTTTTGACAAAGATAGTACCCTTACAGGCATTGTATTACCTGAAGGAAAGACTATGATTGATATTATTCCTGTACCTACAACTATTATGTTCTTCCCTGATGAAGAGATAATTGTGGGAGAAGTTAAAGTTGAAACTAACATTTCATTTGACACTACTATTTAATTCATTTATTATTTCAATAGAAATATGAGCAAAATAACAGGAAGACTAGTAAGTTTAGGTATAGCAAAAGAAACGGTTAGGGGTGCGGGTGCATCCCCTGCTATGTGGCTTCCTCAAACTGAATTTAGCGTGGCTGATAAAGTAGAGAAAGTGCGTGATGATAGTGGCTTTGGTAATTTGGCTGATAGTCAAGATATTGCTGTTGCTGAAAAGTACGCTGAAGGTGATATTGCAGGTCAATTAAGAGATCAAACATTTGGTTATTTCTTACTTGCACTGTTGGGAAGTGTAAGTTCTAGTGCAAGTGGTGCGGGATATTCCCATGCTTTCTCTCTATCTCAATCTAACCAACATCAATCACTTTCCTTAGTTAAAAAAGATGCTTTATCTGCGCAAATGTTTAAGCTAACCATGCTTAAATCCCTTGGTATCAAGGTTGCTTTAGATAGCTTTGTATCTTTTACTGCAGGTATCTTAGCTAAAAATGGTGCTGCTACTACTGCAACTGCTGCACCTAGTGCTGAAAATAGATTTACTAAAAAGCATGTATCTGTTAAGTTGGGTGCTGCTATTACTGATTTGGCTGCTGCTACTGCACTTGATCTTAAATCCCTTGAATTAAACATTGAGAAGAATGTAATTAGAGATAGTGGTTTTGGTACGGTTCAGCCATTGGATATTCTTAACAAGTCTCTTTCCGTTTCTGGTAGTTTCTCACTTAATTATGAAGATCAAACATTCCATGATTATGTGATGGGTGGTACTAAGAAAGCCATGCGCCTTACTCTTAATAACACTGATGTTGACTTGGGTAGTGGTTTAAGACCATCTTTGACTATTGATCTTCCATCAGTTGATTTTGATTGGACACCTAACTATGCCCTAGAAGAGATAGTAAGCCAAACAATCAACTTCAAAGCTAACTATGACCTTACAAATGCACAGCAAATAATTCATGCTTGCACTTTGGTCAATGCTAAAGCTAACTATTCAGCTTAATTAATTATTTATAATTAGTATTATGGATGACAGAGAAATGAAAACTGTTGCGCTTCCTAGTGGTGGCACAGCAAAGATAGTAACCTTTTTCACTAGAGGTGAGAAGAAAGACATTAATAAAAAGCGTTGGGGTGGTGCAAGAGCAGTACAGCAAGATGATACCAGTGTGCAGATTGTAGATATTCCTATTAATCAAGTTGATTTAGAAAGAGATGCAATAGTATTCAATGGTACTAAGTTTGTTGGTGAAGTTGCTTTTACTGAAAATGAGCTAGATGCTTTGGATAGTGATGATTTTGATTTTCTCTTTGAAGAACTTAGCCCTGTTTTTGTAGGAAAAAAAAAGAAGAATTAGTTGACACTATAGAAAAGGCTAGGTTTGCACTAAGAGGTGAATGCGCTTACCCTGAAGAGTTTAAGGACTTTTTAGTGATGAAAGAGATGGGGTGGGACTACTTCACTTATTTGCGACAACCTGATGATTTGATTATACTTATTCAGGAGTTTATCAAATTATTACATTCAGAAAATGGCAACAAATAGACAAAAGATAGAAGTAGAAGTAACAGCGCAATCTAAACAGGCCAGAGAAGAACTAAAGCAACTAAAAAATAGTATTGGTGAATTGAAAGGTGGGTTTTCTTCCACATCATCTGCTGCACAAAATTTAGGCTTATCTATTGGTAAAGCTAGTGGTAGTTTTGCACTTGCGGGTGTGGCGGTGGCTGCATTGGCTGCAGGTACAGCACTATTAGTACAGCAATTCAAAGAAAGTATTGACCAGAGCAATAAATACATGAGTGCTATGATGGGCTTATCATCTGTTGCTGCTGCATTTGGTCAAAGTCAAGGGCAAGCCAGAGATGCAGCTATGAGCCTAGCGCAAGATGGCTTAATGAGCGTAACAGAAGCAGGTGAGGGACTTAAAAACCTTTTAGCTACTGGATTTGAACTAGATGAAGCCATTACTTTGATGAATGCATTCAAAGATGCTGCAGCATTTAACAGACAGGGAACACTAGGATTTGGAGAAGCTATAGTTGGTGCTACACAGGGCTTGAAAAATCAGAATTCTATTATGGTTGATAATGTGGGTATTACTAAAAACCTTTCAGTAATACTTAATGAAGCAGGACTAAAACAAGATGCATTGATGAAAGTTACAACTGATGCTTCAGTAAGACAGAAACTATATAACGGATTGATTAAAGAAGCTTCAACCTTTCAAGGTGATGCAGCTAGATCAGCTTCAACATTAGCAGGGCAACAATCAAGTTTGAAAGTACAGACCCAAATGCTACAAATGCAAATAGGTAATGCGCTTTCACCTGCATTATCTATGCTTATTAGTGACTTTTCAGTTGTGGCAGGAACTATAGGAAAGATTGTAATACCTGCTGTAAAGGTATTAGCTACTGCATTCATTGGCCTTGTCACTGCAGCAAGGCTTGTAGGTAATGCTATTTCAGGAGTGGTGGCAACTTTTATTGCTATACCACAAGCTATTCAAGAGGGTTCACTAGACCCGCTTAAACACACTTTCAAAGTAGTAGGGCAAGACTTCAGTGACATAATGGAAAGTTCTGCAGGTAGTATTACTAAAGTTTGGGATGGAAGTTTTAAGGATGTTAACAGGGGTATTTCTGATGCAGTAAAAAACACATCATCACAAGTAAGTGAAGAAGCTAAGAGATTAGCTAAACAAGTAGCTAATGAGATGAAGGATTATGCAAGGGATATAGAGAAGATGACTAGGAGTTTTCAAGAAAACTTAAATGATTTGGTTTTTGCACATAGAGATAAAACTAAGAAACTGCAAAAGGACATGGCAGATGAAAACAAAGACTATGAAAAGAAATTAAAGGAAAGAACAGAAAGCTTTGATGATGACATGATAACTATTGAAGACAGGCACAAAGAAAAAACCTCTTCAATAGAAGAAGATATTGCTGAAGAAGAAGAAGCTATTATGCTATCTGAAAGGAAGCGTGAAGCCTTTCAGGATGATAAGTATTTGCAAGACATTGATAGAAGTAAGAAAAAGCTACTTCAACTTAAACAGGACTTAGAGAAAGAGAATAGTGAGTATGAGAAAAACAAGGCTAAAACAATTAGCTTATATCAGCAAGAAACAGAAAAAATTAAAGAAGAACATAAAGAAAGAATTAATGCGCTTCAGGCAGAATTAGCAATAGAACTAGAAATACAAAAGAAGTATGAAACTGATTTTGCTGCATTAAAAGACAAAGTAGCAGAAGATGACATTACCAGATTAAAAAGAAAGTTTGCTGAAGAGAAAGCAGAGCGTGAAAGAGATCATAATGAAAAGCTTGCTGAACTGTATGCACAGGGGGCTACAGATCAAGAAGCTTACAACAAAGGTAGGGAAAGGGCATCTGCGCAAGATACTCAAAGGGCTATCCAAAATGCAGGTAATACCGCTAAACAAAACGCACCCATAGTAGCTGTTAATGAACTAAATAAAGATTTTGGCATGGGGGCTATTGGTATTGGTGCAAACTATCAGGGTTCAACTACTAACCAACCTGTAAGTTCAGGCGGTATATCAGGGCTTGCATCTAGTATTGGTAACAGTATTGCGGGGGCTTTCAATAGCGTTGTAAATTGGTTTAGTGGTGCTTTACCCCACTTTGCAGAAGGTGGTGTAGTTAATGCACCTGAAGGACAGCCAGTAATGGCGGTGGTGCATGGTGGTGAATATGTTAAGCCAAACGGTAAGGGTACTGATGTGGTTAATAACATCACTGTAAATGTTGGTATCTATGCGGGTGCTGCAGTTGAAAAACGGCAACTAGCTACTATGTTATGGGAGGAGGTAGGCAAGCTTGCTAGGTCTCAAAGTAAATCACCACAAGAGTTATTAGGTTTTATAGGGGCATAAAATGAGCTTTTTATTAAATGGAGTTGAACTAAAACGACCCGCAAACATAAGTAGAAATCAGATTGAAGTGGCTAAAGACCACACAGTTTTAACAGGTGAAGTGAAGCGTGACATTGTTAGGCAGAAAGAAGTATTTATAATGCAGTTTCAAATGTTGAGTACTACAGAAGTTGCAGACATAATCAACATTTACAATTTGATGAGACCTGTTAGTTTAGTTGTTTCAGAACTTAGTATTAATTCTACTGTATGGGTGCGCATGCAAAGCAGAGAGTATGGGGCTAAGGGTACGGATTACAGAGAGAACATTACACTAATGTTGGAGGAAGTATAATGCAGTCATTAAATGACAGTACACAAACTGCATTTGATACCATGAGTACAGGCTACTTCAGGTATCCTTCACATCAATTATTGGTAAGTTGGTTAAGAAGAGCAGGGGCTAGTGCTTTTGGTATTGTTGGTACTTCTACTGTAAACAATTGTTTAGTTAGAGGTGAAATAAGTGTTGTTACTCCTACTGATACATTTGAATTCCATGATGAGACTAGCAGAGTACTTAGGCTTGAATATGATAGAAGAGTTGAAGAGCCATTAGGCGGGCTAAGTTTAGGCATGATGAATGTAGTGCTAGACAATAGTGATAAGCGGTTTACACCTTCTTATAATTCCACTATTGGAACGGCTTTAATACCTAACCGACCTGTAAAGATGGCTTTAGGTTTTAGACTTGATGCGGGTAAGAAAATGATGGAGGTATTTAAGGGACTTACTGATATGTTGAGAGAAAATAAAGTTGATAGGTCTGTTGAGTTTGGTGGTTATGATTATCTTTCTTACTTGCGTAACTTGGAAATGGATAGTGTGGTTTTGTCAAATAAAAGAAGTGATGAGGTGATTGAAATGATTTTGATTGAAGCGGGGTTTGGTACTAGTCAATATGTCCTAGATCAAGGCTTAAACACAATTAATTATGTGTGGTTTAAGAAAGGTGAAACGGCTGCAGATAGAATTAGAAAGGTATGTGAAGCTGAAGAAGGTCACTTTTTTCAAGATGAACATGGAATTTTAAGGTTTCACAATAGGAGAAAGTATAGTATTTCACCTTATAACACTACTCAAAAAGTAATTCATAGTGGAGATATATTAGAGTGGCGTGGGCTTGAAGATGTGGGAATTTATAACAGTGTCACAGTTACCGCTAAACCTAGAAGCGTTGTTGCTAATGATGCTGAAGTGTGGAGAGATGGGATAGTTGAAGAAGTACCCACAGGGCAGAGCATTATTATTTGGGCGCAAATGGAAGAACCTAATTTTTCTTATGTTACCCCTGCTGCAACTACTGACTTTGTAGCTAATTCTGCATCTGATGGTACTGGTACTAATTTGACTTCAGGTATTGTAGTTGCGTTAGATGGATTTGCAGAAACAGCCAAAATTACCATTACTAACAACAATCTTCAAAAAGCTTATATCACTTTTCTTAGATTAAGAGGTAAGCCCGCTTTAGTTACTTCAGAGATTTTACAAAAGTATGAAGATGAAGTTAGTGCTGAAAGATATGGAAAACAAGTACTAGAAATTGATAATGATTTTGTAGATAGCAATAGTTTTGCTTATTACTTGGCAAGAACCATAGTAAACAAATATAAAGACCCACTAAAAAGGGTGATGATATTGATTAGAGGTATGCCACAACTGCAGTTAAAAGATAAAGTAAGTGTGTACGATAGAGACCTAGCTACTTATAAAACTTATAGAATAATGGCTATTCAAGGGGTGTATGCTTATGGTGAGTTCTTGCAATATCTCACATTAAGAGAGGTAACGGCAGGAGAAGCCGACACATGGGCTATAGTTGGCATAGCTACAGTAGAAAATAATTTTGAAGTAGTAGGTTCTTAATATGGCAACAACACAAGAAATAATTAGAAAAGACAAAGCTAGAAGGTCACATGGTGATAAGAGCTATTTGGTGCTAGGTAACATCATAATTGATGGCCCAAATGGAAATATCATAGTTAAGGACACAAATACTAATGACATAGTAACCATTGATAGTAATGGTATTACCGTTAATATCCCTTCTACCTATGACACATTAAAGGAGTTTATAAACTTTAAGAAAGCAAGTGTTGCGGTTGGTGGTATTGGTTTATGGCGGTACACTATTGCGGGTGTTGATGTTTCAGATATGATTTTTAGAAGCTATGAAACTAGCAGTGCAGATAGGGATACTTATGCTACTATGGCTGTTTACAATAGTGGCTTTTCAAGAAAAGCATTTTTACAGATGAGCTATAGCAACCGTTCTAGCGTTTTTAGTGCTGCAGGGCTTAACTTTGCTATGGACGGAAAAACAGGTTCATTATATGTAACAGTAAAAGATACAGATGGAAATGGTTATATGAAAATACCCACCAGTGCTGCAGACCCTACGGGCGCACCTTGGGGGGCTATGTATTACAACACTACTACTAACAGGCTTAGATATTTACAAAGTGGCACATGGAAGGATTTTGCCGTAGTATAAGTTATGGGAATTCTAATTAATTATTCTAATCTTAATAATGGCATTTCTATTGAAGGTGTTTACAGTAAGATCATTAGGTTTGAATATAGTGAAATACCACATAAACATATAAACATTACTGTTGCTTTATTTAGTTCTAAGAAAGCCAGAGATGAAGATAAAGAAGCATTTGAGATAGTTTCTTATGAAGTAGATTTAAGAGACAAAAAGAATGAAGATTTATTTGGTGATGATGTGATGGATAAACAGGACTTTAATTATAAGAAAGCTAGTTATAGTTATCTTAAAAGGTTAGATAAATACAAAAATGGAAAAGATGAATAATGGAACTGTTTTAGACATTGAAGAACTGATTAAAATGATAGGCAGTTTATATATTGAAAATACTGTTCTAAGGGCTAATAATGAGTTATTAAAACAGCAGCTAGGAGAAAAAGATAATGAGAAAAAGAGTTAGTAATGAGACATTTATTAGATTATTGGCAGGAGAAAAGATAAAGATTGTTTCTTTTTTGCCTTTAGATAAACCTGATTGTGATTGTTACTCAAAAATTCAAGATTGGACTAACAAGTTTGGTAACATGACGCCTGAACAAATAAGGGATATTAGGAGTAAGGGTGTAATTAATTGTGAGAGAGCAGAACAAGAAGGATACAAAAATTATGAAATCATTTGTGCTTTATGCGGTGACTTAATTGCAACCGTTGCACTAAAAGACGGTGATATAAATACTTATTGTAATCTTCATTATGTTGCTGAAGCTTTACTAGGAGAAGAGGAAACAGAAAAAGAGGAAATTACATACTATAAAGATAAGAAAAAACTACCAACTAAAAAGATGGTAAAAGCAACAAAAGTAATTGGTGAATGGCATGGGTGCTTAACCCCTAGTGTTTCACTTATGGATGGAAAGCTAGGTTTTGAATGTGCATGTGGGAACGATACAAGAGATTTTAGAATGGCGCATTTGACCAATGCAACTACAATAGCTAAAATGAAAGAGAATATGAACGGCAGAAACTTTGGTGAAAAAAACTCTAAATATATATTAAGGGAGATTAAATAAAATGGCAGCAGATTTAGGCAGTACTACTTATAGTGCGGTGGCATGGACGGCAGGAGATGTAATCACTGAAGCAAAATTAGATGCTATGGTAGGTAATGACCAAGCCTATGATAGTCATGCTGCACAGGGTTTACTATTAAACAATAATAAAGCACTAGCAGCTAAAGATGCTGCAGGTGTAAACCATAACATTATAAAACTTAATGCTAGTGACATACTTGAAATTAGTGGAAATGATGGGTGGAATAAGCTACCTACTGAAAATGTACCTACTTATGCAAGTGCCACAACTCTTACCAATCCTACTGGTATAGATTGGACTAAGTACTTAAAGAAAGGTGATAAAGTAAAATTCACTCAAACTTCAGCTAAGTATTTTTATGTCACAGCCGTTACATCAACCGTTTTAACTTTATTAGGCGGTAGTGCTTACAGTGTAGCTAATGCTGCAATATCTGATTTTTTCTATTCAAAACAAGAAGATCCAGTTGGTTTTCCTGATGGTGGTTGGTTAGCCTATACGGTAACTTTAACAGGAAGTGGTTCTAATCCAACTGCTAACAAAGATGGTAGATTTAGAATTGATAACGGTGGTTCTGTAGAGGTAGAAATAATTACAAGTGGAATTACTGCACCCGGTAGTGGTACTTATGAATGGAGTTTACCGATACCTCAACAAAATAATGCAGGGTATGCGTATGGTGCAGGTTGGGCAGTACGGCAGGGAGTAGGAATATACTTAGGTTATCTTAACCCTACTATAGGTGTCTCAGTTTTAAGATTGGTCAATCAAGCGGATAATACTTCATTTGCTCACAATAACCCTGCAGCGTGGCAGAATGGAGATTATATAAATATAACTGCAAGGTACAGGATATAATGACCAAAGATGAACTTACCACTAAATTCATTGACTTAAGTGAAAAGAATATACAGGCATTAGACGGACTTAAAGAAGCTATAGGGAAGATAAATGATACTAATACTTTGCATGCTGCTAAAACAGCAGAGGTATCAAAGCATGTGGATAAGCTAGTGACGAGTGTAGAAATAATGTCAAAGATGTTTTCTAAAATCTTATGGGTATTGGTGTTGGCTATAGTGATTTTGGCAGGTGCAGAAAAGGTGCTAAAATTTATGTAGTATGGTGCTATTGTCTATTATTAGGGTAATTTTTTATTTATATCTCGGTATTCAATGTCTACTTATTTCTTACTTATACAGAGAAGGAAGTTTGCGCTTTAATCCCAATAGTTTAATTATTTACTTCTTACAAAAGACTTTCTTCTTAATTGGTGTTCAGTTTTTATTCATGGCTTTCATACCCATTCTTCTTGAACTAAATAAAAATGCTCATGCTATAGCAGTTAACCTATTGGTAATACCTATGGCTGCACTTTCCTATGCCCTTGAAAAATTTAAGAGTGAAAGCGTTAAAAAAAAGTGATAGCATGAATTAGTAATAATTCAGATTTAAGATGGCAATAACAGCAAATGAATTTATAAGTAAATATGATAATGAATTTATTGAAGCGGGTGGTAGCCCTAATGCAGTAAACCAGTGTGTTGATGTAATCAATAAGTTCTTTGAAGAAGTTTTAGGTATTCCAAAAATACTAGGTACTAATGCAGTTGATTTTCCTAGTAAGGTTAGTAGTGATTTTGAATGGATACCAAATGATGAGAAAAGTGATATACCTAAACCTTTTGATATTCCTATTTGGGGTAAGCCAGTTGGTAAATATATTCACAATGGTAAAACCTATTATGCAGGTCATATAGCATTTGCGCTTGAAGGTTGTACTGAAGATAAATTAATTTGTTTTGGTCAAAATTGGCCGTTAGGTAGTAATGCACATAAACAAGAACACAATTACACTAATGTACTTGGATGGTTAAGATATAAACACCTTATTCAAACTCAACCAACTACTAAGCCTGAAGTGCCTGAAGCCGTTTACAAATTCCTCTATGTAGAAAACAAATTTAGTGAAGGTGACATTAGAGAAGGTATGGAAGTTTTTAAGCGTGGTGATGTGAAACAGTTGCAAAAAGATTTAGCAGACCAAAAGAAAACCTATGAAGGAAGAATTGATACAGTAATTAGTGAGTGTAACGACCAAATAAAAAAGATTAGTAGAGACATGTAACTAAG